GAACCAGGTCCTTCAAAATAAAACAAGTTACCTTTCAATAGTTCAATTTCGGCAAGTTTACTAGTTTTAAATGCTCTTACTTTTTCAGGATATAAATTACCAAAGACACTTTGGGTTGGGTTTTTTAATCTATATGTTTTTTCCCAATCAATATCCGTTTCGGGATTTATCTTTCTAATAAAAGTCGTGTCTTTGATTGAGAACTCTATTCTACTTGGGTATATTGTACCACCAACGCTGTAAGTTCCAGGAGTTTTTCCAAAAACACTATTAGTATTCAATTGTGTGTTATATTTTTGTATTCTACCTGTCAACTCTGAAAACCATTTGTCTTTGTTTTCAGGTGTTAATGTTGGTTTGAATTGATACATTTTTTCACCGTTGGTAAGAACAAAAGGTTCTTTAACATCCATAAATTGGTTGAACCATGATGTTGTGGTGTACGTATAAATAACTTGTTGGTAATTCAACAACGAATTTAGATAATTATTTATTTCTGTTAGTACTCCCAAGTTTTCTTTTGTAAACTCCGACAAAACTTTTTTGATAAATTCATCTAAACGATATCTCAATTGATTTAATGTCAGTTCAGGAAAATCTTCAGCAATCATTCCTTTTGATTTATAATCTGAATATATTTCCCTCATTTTTTCATAACCTTTACTACTCAGAAATGAAGTTTGGTTTGTGTTTTTCGCAGTTTGATTTGTTTCGTTAATTTTTGCGGGTATTGTCACCAAATTTTTATACATGTGTGGAACCGCTGTTAAAGAACCAAAATTAACAGCAGACAATAAAGTATACTTGTAACCAAAGAATTTCAGTCTTATAATAAAATTATGTGACGACGGATCAAAATTCGAAGTAAAAGATTTCAACATCAAAGGATACTTTACCGCCTTTCCAAAATATCCCTTCATTGTTAAAGTAAATAAAGGGTATGGTAGTTGGAAGAAGGCGGCGTAAGGAGAGTTATTTCCTGATTCGAAAAGGGCTCTTCCTTTTACGTCCTCTAAAGTTATTTCAACCACAGGTAGAAAATCTTGACCCATACTCATATTGATGTCTTTCATACCTAAAAGTCCGTTGTCGGTTGCCCCAGGTTTTCCATCAGAGTAAGTTCTTTGTGTGTAGTAATACTCAGGTGACTTATCAGATTCTTTGACCGCAGTAATTCTTGGTTGATTTTGTCCTCTACCTTGTATAGTATCTTTTCCTGTTAATTCATTGGACCATCTTGTATCCAAAAAGTCTTTGAACCCTGGATTTAAAAAATTAATTTTTCCAACGGATATTGTTCTTTGGTTATCACCAAAAGAACTACCAACCGCCAATTTTGTTCTAGGTAAAACACTACACTCTAAATTAGCGTAGTAAACTAAGTTTTCTTGTTTAACTAATCTTTCATTAACGTTTCCCAAATTGTCAACAACTTTGTTTGGGTCAATTATCGTTATGTTATCATAATCAAACTCTACTAAAATATTTTCATTACTATCTACCATAATAAAAGAAATAGTTATCTAAACCATTTTTATAGTCCTGTAATGAAGCTATCAAAGGATATGGTATTGTCAATATTACACCATCAGGAATGTTTTGTTCCAATCCACTATATTGTGGATTACCTTGCATTATCAACCACCCAAAAAAAGGACTGTTATAATATTGTTGTGATATTTTATCTAATCTTGATTGGCCAACAATATAGATATGATTCATGTCACTACTTTTACTTTGTAATGGTATGAACGGAACAACAGTTTGTTGTCCATTGATTAGAAAATCTGAGTACCTATTTGTATATTGATATATCATGTTTATAAAAATGTAACTTTACCATTAAATGTTGTGTCCGTATTCAAATTTTGATTTGCATATAGATCTTTAATTTTAACTTTTTTCTGTTCAACGTCTACAGTTGGTGGTGATGTCCATTTAGCAACGTTTGGTATAACTGGTAGTGTATACTCAGTTAAGGTTTTGAAATCTTGAGATGTTTTAAGATCATCAAAATATTTCTTTTCTTTTTCAAAAATCTCAGTGTATCTAGTACTCAAAGTATTTACAACGTTGGTCAAGGCAACCAAAACCTTTGGTTCTTTTTTAACTTCTTCTCCGTTTGAAAGTTCGGTTAGAAAGGTTTCTTTTTTTGTTTTGTCTGTTAAAATAGATGACATTGCTAAATAAAATCTATCGTCCTCAACGTTTGTAAATGATGGTTCACTAGAACTTCCACCAACATCGGTTAATAACCCATCCCAATTTAATGTTGTAAGAGAATCGTTAAATGTGTCAGGTCTATTCAATTTCATTTTTGCCCAATCGTCAAATTTTTTAAGTATTGTATAACAACTTGCAATTTGAGCTTCGGGAACAAAATCACCCAAATAAAGATAATTTATACTTTCTTTATTAACAGCATCCCCAAAGAAAGTATCACCACTCAAGTCGTAAATAACAGGATTATTAGTGTCAACCAATACTCCATCTAACTTATTACATACTAAGTCCATTTTTCTAAAAGTGTAGTTGAGGTTCTGTTGATTTGTTACAAACGTGTTTATTAGAAGATTAACAGAATTTGATATTTCACCACTTCTTTTTTCTACTTGAATTATTAATTTTTCCTCTATCTCTCTAAGTACTTTATTTTTAAATTCGTTTGTATTGTTTTTCAACGATTTCATAATTGGGTCTTCTCTTTGTTTTACATCTTTTGAAACATTACTTATTAAAGCTCCTACCAATTGTTCGGGGTTACTTGGTTTACCATAGATTATTACTTCTTTTGGTGTGGTAAGGTTTGCCAAATTTCCCTTCGAATAGTTTACTGATTTGTTTGCTAATTGTACAATACCTAAATTATTTTGTTGTTGTACACTTGACATGTAATCAAAATATGCATTTATGTATGATTTTAAATTGGCATCCAACTCTGTAAATAATACCTGATAATTAGAATCATTGGTACCTCCTAAGGTTCCGATAGTAGATTGTCCTTTTTTTGGTTGTTGTGTGTTCACTGGTGGTGATACTGTAGGTTGGTTTGCAGCAATTTTACTTACAACATATTTGTCTAATTTTTCAACACTTTGTTTGTCGGTTGATGTTGCTCTCTCGTCGTATATTTCTGTATTTGCATAAAAATTAAATGATAAAGCATTTTGTAATTCTTCAACAGGTTCTTTAAGACCCATTCCTCCAATTATATTGAAACCCATTGAGATTTTTGCAATCATCGGTTGTACCCCTATACCCTCGGGATTGATGTCGTATATTAGAGGTTCATACTGTATACCTAAATTTGTTGGTACAATCTTAGTATGATAGAAGTCACCAACCCTTAAAACCAAAATTGGTGGTGAACCAAATGCCGTATTTAAAGCGTCGTTATATTTTGGTCTACCATCGGGTCCTATAACAGGTATTGTTTGACCAGGTCTCATACATTGTTGTAAAAATGTAAGTCTTGAATTGAGACCTTCAGGTGTCATCGAGTGGAAAGCAGGATTAAAGTATTTTATTTTTTCTTTTATGGTATCATACACCATAGGGTTATTTTCTTTTATAAGTTCAAAATAATCACATTCAGAAAATAAATGTCTTAAAACTTTTTTTGATATTCCGTCTTTTATTTTTTGTTCAATGTTAACTTCTGCCTGTGGTTTAATTGTTCTTGTATATCCAGTATACTTTACATCAGTCTGTTGGATCTCAATCTTAATTTTTTCATCATCACTATCTTCATCCTCTTTTTTATCTGGCGGGGGAAGAATAGGTGTAATCCTTTTCATAACAACTCTTCTACAAGCCATAGCAGGAATACTGTATACTTGTGCCGCATTTGTTACAACATATGATGAACCGTCTTTTTCTTTTATATCTATTGTACAAGTAACCTCAGGGTAATCACCAGTCTCGGGCCCTTTTGGGATTGTGGCGGTTTCTCCTAAAGCGTTATCATCAGTGATAAATTTAATTTTTGGGGTATCTCCAGTTCTATACTCCCCAAATGTTTTACCATTTCCAGCGGATTGTTTGTCAAACCATTGAATAACGCTACTAATTCTTCGTGTTGATAAGTCAACATTATACTCTGGAGATTCAGGAGCCGATGCTGATCCAACTAATTCAATTTCAACACTTCCGTTTTTTTCTATAATTATTTTTTTAATAATATCTAAAAATTCACTTTTAATTATATCAAAATTTGCTTCAATAATATCTCCAAAAAAGTTTTGTATGCCAGCTTTGGTGTAAGCTCCCGCGGCACTTAAATTGTCAGTATAAACCTCATCGGGTGCTTTAGTCACATATGACGTACTCTTTAATGCAATATATTTGTCATACCAAAAATCAAAAGGTTGGGTCGCAACTTTTAATCTTGTATCTGGATCGGGTAAATCATTATGAAAGTAAAACGCATAGTTTTCATATTTTTTTACTTCAGATGTAAAAGGGTCTTCAGTTTCTTTTTCAATCCAAGAAGTTCCACCCAATTCGAGAGTATTACCGTCAGAACCAAATGCGTTATCTTCAACAAGACTACCTTCAGGATTTGTTCCAATACTTGTTAAAACTTGAGCATATTCTTCAGTTGTTAATCTTGGGTTATTTAAAATTTGTTGGTAAGTGTATAAATCTTTTGTTGGTATCTGATTAAATTTGATACCCAAATCATAAATGTCATATTTTGTACAACCAGCAAAAAACGAGTCCATAATCGAATCTATTCTTTCTTTGGCGACTCCTTTAAGTTGTTTTTCAATAATTGTGTTTAACATAGCAGGATTATCAACAATAATTGTCCAACTTAAAGATCCTGACCTACTTGTATTCTTATAAGTGTAAATTGGTTCAGGTCTACCTAAAAAAGTTGTTTCATTAAACTGAGGTCTTGAGTCGTCATTAAATTTCAAATCGTATGGTGGAAACCACATTATTCTTCCTCCGTTTGGTCCTTTTTCACAGGGAGGTAAATCATCGTATCTAAACCCTGGTCTATCTGAAGTTCTCCAAGCTAAATTTTCCAAAGAGAACATATATTTTTTTACCTTACCATTAATAATGTTTGTTGATCCTGGTTGTCTGATAGGGGCGATGTTGAGATTATATGTGTTGTTGAATATTGAATAGTCAAATTTTCTTCCGCTCTCAACTATACCATCAGTTTTTTGTAAATCGGCATACGTAAAATAAGGAGTATCTTTAGTAAAAATTCTACAATACTCTATTCCTGCTTCTTGTCCTGTAGTTTGATCAGTGTAGGACATTACTTGAGAACCTTTTGTTATTTCTTTGTATCCGTCATTAAACACTTTGGACACTTGATTTATCGCGTTTCCTACATGTTTTAATCTTTGTACTCCTTGTACGCTATCTGCAGATTCAATCAATCTTTGTGTTTTATCGAGTATTGAACCTATCTTGAAGTCTACGTCAGTAGATTGATATTTGTTATAATCAGCAGAAACTACATTGAATTCTTGATCTACAAACTTTGGGTCTCCTCCTTTACCAACTTTCCATCCCGCGTTTGGTTTGTATTTTGGTGAGGTCCAAACAAATTGTCCTGCAATCCCTCCATCATTAGTATATGATTTACCGGCTAAACCAAACTGAAGTTGTCCTATATTACCTTCGTATAATTGTCCCAATTCTTGAGGACCATATACAATAGATTGTTGTTGTTGACCGAACTCATTTACAGGAACTTCGTTGGGTGGTGAATCAATTTGACTCGGTTCTGACTCTCTACTACCAACATAGTATCCACCACTTGATTTATTATCTTGATTAAATAGGTTGGATACCGCTTGAGTTAACCCTAAGAATATTCCTTTGTTGTAAGTTGGTTTGTATTTGTTGTAATCTAAACTGGCAAATAAAACAGATTTTTGACCGTTTCCTGTATTTGCAATAAAAATTTCAGAGGGGTTTCTTGTCTTATTAAGTATCGGACCTAACAATCCGCCAGTAAAATTATTTATTGTACTAAGGGCCGCAATGTTTTGTGGTAATTGCTCGTTTACGTTTTCGTTAAAGTAATCTCCAGGTATTAAAGACACAGGAAAATAAGTTCCTGTTAGTCGGTTTGCCAAAGATACCGTGGCTAACAAAGGTCCTTCGGGTACTGTAATCTTCCAATTTTTTTCAAAAAAAGGTTGTTTACCTGTTGCCAACATTGAGGCAGAAAAAGGATCTGTAATTGTATCTAAATTAATTAAACCGACAGTGTTTTGAATTATTTCTGATGCAATCCTCTCTTGAAATAGTCCTTGTAGTTGTTTTGCAGCAAGGTTCATCATTGGGGTATCGCTAGATAGCAACCCGTTTGATCCTAAAGGATCTTGGTAAAATATAATATCAAAAGTACTATATGATGATGTGTTATAATAACCCAAGTACGGTTGATAGATACCCCCAGGTACCGCGTCTAATATGTCGGTTATAACAACTAAATCTTTGTAACCTCCTGTTGGTCCCCATGTATTTGTAATATAGGCGTCATCAATAAAAAATTCATTAACTAACTCTAGGGGTGAATCATTACCCACAGGATAATAAGGTCCTTGATTTGTCCCTTCAGGGTTATTTGTCGATGCAACCGAATTAATTCCAATTGGGTCCCCAAATCCTCCTTCGGGTCCATATTCATTTAGCGGATATAAATTTTCTGCAAAAACATTTGTGGAAACTAAAGTGTTGTCAGAATCAATAACATTTGATACTGTTAAATTTGTCTCATAGTTTACTGCCGGTTGTGTTGGTGTATACACACCAGGTACATTGTATGGTTGTAAATTTCTAGTTAATAATTTATTTCTAAAAAATTCTGAACCGGCAAATGAAAGAGTACTTTCTGACATAGTTTGTTTTTAAATAAATACTCTTTTTTCAAATTTTATCCGAATTCAGGAGTCCTCAAAATATGTTTAAGTTCTGCAGCAGAAGCATTACTTTCTTTTAATCCTGTTATAGTCGCTTCAGTAATTTCTCTAGGACTTAGTTTATTAAGTACTTCGGGATTTCCTTCAAATTTAAAATTATGATTTACTGTAACTACGCTGTTATTACCTGATGCGGCGTTTTTCTTTTTATTCTCTTCTTCTATTTTATTAATTACTGGAGTGTATATTTCTTTTGCCTTGTTAATTACGTCTTTTCCATAATTATTCAAAATTTGTACTACTGATTTTTCAAATTTTGGTCCTATTTCTTTCAAATCCGGACCAAATTTCTCAAATTGTTTTATAACATCCTCCAATTTTGCATTACCAGTTGCGTATTTTACTAGAACTTCTTCAATCGGACCAAATAGTGTTTTTGAACTAGTTTCCCTTACACTTTCAACCGAAAACTCTTTATCTATTTCTTTAAATAAACTACTTATAGTTGTGTTTCCGAGTTTTTGAGCTCTTAGACTTTCTTTTGAGGTTGCTAAACCTAAACCAAACTCTGAAACTAAAGCACTAACATTCGCATTCAAATCTTCTAATTGATTTAATTGATCTCTTGCCAACTCTTCTATTGATTTATTTGCTTCTGCCTCTTGGTCTTTTAAACTTTTAATGTCGTCAGATGTAAGTTTACTTACGTCTTTCATTTTACCTTCTATTTCAATAACCGCCGTACCACCACTTATTTGAGAAAGGCTCGCGATTAATTCTTGTTCTTCCTTGTTTGCCGTAGGAAATTCAATAGACTTCATTTTTCTATCAAACTCCGCAGCTTTAATTGACATCTCGGCCAATTTTTCGGGAAGAATCCCCATTTCTTTCGCTATTTCTCTAATTCTTCTTTTTTCACCAGGTAGGATTTCAAACTTACCCGATTCTTGGTTAAATTTTGTGAAGGTTTTAGTAAGATCTACTAATTGGTTTTGTAGTTCCTCTGGATCGTTTTGAGCCAAATCCATCGCTCTTAATGGGTCAAGTAAATCGTTAGAAGCGACTCCTAATCTTTGTAATGAAGCCGCCAAATCGATAGCTCCTTCAGGATCAAATACTTTTTCAGCTAAAGTAAATGTTGTGTTCAAATCAATTCCGAGTCTTGCCGCTTGTGCTGCCATCTTGGTAAGACCTTTAACTCCATTGTCAAAGTTGAACAGGTTCATTTTACCAAGGTTACTAACTACTCCATCTGAAACTGCTTTAACAGAAACACCAACACTTTTTGCGTAATTAGCAACCTCTTTCATTGTGTCACCTACATCATATATTGAGATTCCGACTTCTCTAAAATTGGTCGCCAATTTTGACGTTTCAATACCTGTAAGTTTTGTTGTTGCAGCCAACTCTGTTATTGCCTCTTTTCCAATAACTCCAGTGTTACCAAACGCATTTCCAACGTCAACTATAATATCTTTGGCCTCATCAGCACCAACACCCATTCTTAATAATTCAGGGGCAGCGTTAGCTAACGATACTTTAAAATCATCAATTCTCTCTCGAGATAAACCAAATGCTTTTTGTATTTTGTTAGATTCCTCAATTGTAAATTTTAGTGGTGTTTCAAAATCTAGTAGGGATTTGACTGCAGCTGAGTAAGCTTCACTGATTGTTTTAGTTGTTGGAATAACAGTGCTAGCATATGAGTTGAATAAATTTTGTTGTAACGATATACCTCTGTTACCCCCTGAAATAAATTCCTCAATTCCTTGGTATTTCTTCTTTTGTTCTTCATAAAGTTTTCTAAAATCTTCTTGGTCGTTGAAAAACATGTTTTATTTGATAAATACTTTATCTCAAGTTTTGTGTAGTTCAATTATTTTTTGAATAAAATATTTTCTTTCAAAAGTTGGGACTTTCCAAAACTCAGAATATTGTAAATTCATGTGTTTGGATAAAAAATAAAGTTCGTCTAGTATATTTTTTTTATACTCCAAAGAAAGGCCGAAAAAACTCCACCCCAAAGGCGATATTGAAATTCACCTTTTCTCCTGACGGGGCTGTTGTTGTTTTGGTTAAATCTAAACCGGGTTCATTTTCATTAAGAAATTTTCTTATAAACTTAGAATCAGCAATTGGCATGTTTTCTGAAAAAACAGATATTTCAGATAAATCACGTTTTCCGTTAATCTCAACTATTTGTCTACTCAATTTTAAAGTTACGGTAGGAGGAACTCTATCTATAGGATATGATGATATTGTGTTGTCTAAATCAATATTATCTTTCAAGTTTAGAGGTTTCAACTTTACAATTTTTTTTGTAATTGGTAATTCAACAGAGAACAAACCATCAGAATCTGGTTGGGTTTTAGTTCTTTTCATATTTAATTCTTCTAAACTAAATTCAAAATTAAACTTTTTCCCCGTCATTGGGTCTTCTAGTTGAGCCTCATAACTTGGTCCAAACGATGTGTTTCTCAAGAAAATTAAAATTGCTTCAATGTCACAATCTAAAAGTTCTTCCGGTCTCAAATCTTTTTCATAAATTTTATTTCTAAGAAGTGGGAGAATTATTGATTCCTTGACACTTTTTTTAAGACCTAAATTTGCAATTACATTTTCGTCAGCTGCGGTTAGGTAACCAACTTTCACCGATTTTTTTTTGGATGGGTAGAAAATCCCACCTGAAGGTAACTGTACCACGTCGTGTGGTAAATTAAAATCTTGTTGACCATATTTGTATTCGTCTGATGTTTCCATAGTTTTTTTTTTAAAAGGTAAAAAAAAACCGTACACTGTAAAGTATACGGTTTATATTATTATATTAATTTATTAATAAACTAAAATACAACGGTCCATTCTCATATTACAAGTAATTTTTGCAATACCATCTGTTGCATAAGACAATGAACCCCCATCGTAACCAAGAAGAAAACATCCTTCTAAAATCCATTTTTCAACAACAACTCCTGTTGGGTCCAACATTTCAAGGTCAACATTTTTTTTGTAACCTGCTGCATAACCCATACGACCTGTAACTGATTCAGCACATAAACGGATCCATTCCATAACCGCTTGTGAAGCTGAAGGTCCAATTGGATCCCTAAATGTCACCCCTAACTCTTGCCAATTAAATCTACCAGCAACATATGTTGAAGTATTTAAAAACTGTATCTCTGTCGAACCGATTGTAAGTTTCGGTCTTGATGTTGTTTCAACGTACCACTCATTAATACCAAGTGATGAAGGGAATCTTAGAATCCAACGGTTCTCCCTTTTCGGTTCGTAGGGAATCGGCATTTTCATTAGTAAATCAGCCATGTCTTATTTTTTAATTTTTCTTTTTATTTTTATTATAAATATATTCATTTTAAATTTTTTCTATTTACTTCAATAATTTTTAAAGTTATAACTTTTATAAGCCTAGTTTTAATTAAAATTTAGTTTTTTTACCTCCTCCTGTATGATAGATATCTAAACCAGATTCGTCATCAAAATGTTTCTTCATTGCTTGTACATTCTTTAAGTCGTCATCTGAAAAACCAACATAAGGTACAAAGTAATTACTTATTTTGTTCTTAAGGTAAGCCTTTTCTTGTAGTCTTTGAGATAGTGTTCTAACATATTCCATGAACTGTTTCATCGCACTTACTTTAAGTTCTTCGGGATTGGCGGCCGAACCCTCACCGAAACTAACAGGATGATACTTACACATTTCTAAATAAGATTGGATTAATTCTTCATCAGACAAATCTTCCTCGTCATTCATTTCACGATACTTTCGAAGGTTTTTTACTAACTCATCTTTATTTAATCCGTGCATATTTTTTTTAATAAGTTGATATATTGCAGTTTTTAATATACTTGGTGTATGTCCTCTTGCGGTAATTATTGCAAAAATTGATCCATCATTTACTGCCTCCACAAAATCACTCCATGCTGGACCCGTTGGGGCTTTCATAGAATCCACTAAAAATTTTTTATCACCCGTTACCGTAAAGTCACGAAATGCGTCGTTATCGAAACCAACAATGGTATGTCCATCGTAATCAAAAGGTTCTTTTCCAATTTCAGTTCTATACTCCGCAAAATCATCCGTGGACATACCAACACTTTGACCATTGTCATCTTTTAAGTAAATCTTTGTTGGCATATACATAAGATTATCATCCCAATCAAATGCATAATACTTCATTGTTGGTGTCAGTTGGTCTTGTATTATTTCTGATATAATACCTCTTACTAATTTTTTATAATCCATAATAATAAATATCCTATAAATAAAAAAAGGGGGAAGACCCCCCTTTTTCCTTTTTCATTGTTTTTTAGATGTTCTCGAAAGAAGCTCCAGTCGGTGTAATAAAGAACGTAATATCGATAAACTCAAGTGAACGTGTAGGTTTAATATAAATTTTACCTGTCATTTGGTTTCTGTCGATATCTTGTGGATCACTAGAAAGTGTAACTCTAAAGTCATATAGACCTCGGTCTCTTCTAATCGAATCTAAGATTGGGTTTACAGCGTTTAAGAAGTCTTGTCTTACTTGTGCGTCGTTTTGTTCAAACAATAATCTTACAGATACTGCTGAAATCAACTTACGTGCTTGTAACAATAATCTTCTAACATTGATTCTATCAAGAGCTGATTCTCTAATTTGTAGAGTTTTGTTACCCCAAATTACACAACCAACATCAGAGAAAGTTGCGATTGGGTTTATTCTACCTGTATAAAGAACATCTCTATCTTCTTGTGTCAACTTCTTACGAGCCTTGATACAATTAACAATACCACGAGTGTAACCCGCCGCAGCGAACCATGGGAACGCAATGTTGTCTGTCAATGCCAAGTTTCTTGTTACCTCAGCAGTTGGTGGGATGTAGATTTGAGTGTTGTTAACACTGTCTCTTGTTAATACCCAGGGGTAATAAGTTGCGGTATAGTTAGAGTCGATACCTGTATCTTCTAACAAGTTAACCGCTTCTTGAGGGTAAATTAATCCATCAACACCAGTTGTAGTTGGTAAGAACAAGTTGTAATCAGGACATGTAGTTACATAAAGTGAATCCGCTCTGTTAAACTCAATCATATTAATTGCTCTTTCTATCAAGTTACTATTGTTTGAGAAATCAATACCTGGAGTTGTGAAAACATTTATATTAACTGATTCAGGGTTTGCAAATGTTTGTTGACCTAAAAGATATGCGTAGAAGTCAGTGTTTGCATAGTCTTGTGTACCATCACCAATTGCGATTTGTTTGAATGCTCCCCAACCAGTTGCATTCGGATATCTGTTGTCAGGACATGCTCCGTAAAGGTATCCTGTTCTTCCCAATTCGAATCGGTCTGAGTTAGTTCTATATTCTCTATAAATATCCCATCCATCGAACCCTCCTTGAACCAAGAATGTGAATTTTCTTGAGAACAATCTGTAATAATCATTTGTTGGTAATTGAGGTTCTTGATCGAAAGTTGAACTACCACAGATAAATCTTGGGTCACCACTTGTACTGAATGCTGCACCTAATGTAATACCAGAAGCGTTTTTGTCCATGTGGAAACCTGATGATCTGTAGTTCCAATCAATTCCGTCAATATCACAAGTATTGTTCGGATTTCTCTTTCCAATATACTCATAATAACTTGGATCCCAACCATAGAAGTTTCCAATACCTAAGTAAGTCCTTCTGATGTTGTCACCGGAACTAACGATAACATCGTCAACTCCAGTACTCAAACCAAAGGGCGGATTCCAAATAACTTCACCAGGAAAGTCATATTTTGCTTTGATAATTGGGAACGGTGGTTTTCCTCCTTGATACAATTTGAAATTGTAACCGTTAAATCCACATGGAAGAGCATCAATAGGAGCGTCCTCATGAATCTCAATCATAATGTATTTAGAGTTTAAATTATACTCACCATCTACCGTACCAATTTTAACACCAATAAAGTTGTTTTGATTTGGATCCATAGAACAATTTGTAAATTTTTCTAACACAACAGGGTTAGAATCTGTATCGAAATAATCTCTTACTAATAGTGTAAAGTTGTTATTAGAGAAAGATACGTCTGCGATCGACACTTTAAGTAGAGTATTTGCTCCATCACCATCAGAGATAGTATAAACTTTAAATAAGTCGAATACTTTATTACCTCTAAGTTCGGACACAACCCATGGAGAACTCGGAGTTTGGTATCTGTCTAAGTACCATCCGATTGAGTGCACATTTCCACTTTGTGCTGAATCTAATCTTACAAGACTTGGGTTCAAA